CCGGTTATGACCAACATCAAGAACTACCGCTTCAGCATTGGCGGCGTAGAAGTGCTGCTGATGCTCTACCACACAAGAAACGTGTACATCCAGATCTCGCAGTTCGACACCAAATACACCGCGACAATCGAAGACATTCCTCTCGAAGAATTCGTATGGGGCGTCGACATGCTCGAAGAGTCTCTTACCGCTAATAGCCGCGCAGCTTCCCTGTCCATCGCTATTTACTGGCACAAGGACAACACGCTGACCATCCAATACGAGAGCGCTCGAATCGTAATTGATGCGAACCGAGGCATAGCCGAGCAGATGCTCGAAAACCTTCGGTACTTCTACGAAAAGGCCAAGGAGACGAGAGATGCGAAAACTTCTGAAAGCGCTTCTTGAGACCGACGAGCACGGAGACTCTCCGCTCTCGCTCCTCGTGTTCGCAGTCACCTTCATCGGCATGCTGCTCGCCCTCGCTTCCATGCCCGGATGGTAGAGAACCAAACCTCAAGCCCCGCGATGCGGGGCTTTTCATTTTCAAAGGAAACACCATGAAAGAGTGCTACTTCGACACGGCAATGCAGGCGCACAAAACGCGCATGCAGTCTATCTACCGAGAACAACGCCGGCGAGAGTTCATCCGCAAGCACCCGCTTCTCGTCGCTTCTATCATCGCAAGCACGGTTTTCGCGGCCGCCTTGCTGGGTTTCACAGTCGCAACATGTTAGAAATTAGGGTTAACCCCTAAACACAAATGCAAACATCAAAGATACAGTACTGATGTCAACAGGATGTAAACTTCAGCTTTACACCTCATCTTGTAAGACACTGATTCCGATCGGAATTTTGGGATTATCGCTTCAAAAAAGTGTGAGGCTATAATTAGCGGTTTTCAGTTGTTGGGGTATTAGCCGGTGGCTTGATGCCCTGGTTTTGGTTTGTCTAAAAAAGGAGGCGCTATGAGCGAGAGCTTCAAAACTTGCTTCGACAGCAATGATGTCATGGCGCACATCCTTGGTGTATGCCAAAAGAAAGGAATCAACTGGAATGCAACTAAAGCCCAAAAGTTGCTGTACTGTTGCTATGGGATAGTGCTTGCTGCTTTCGATGAAAAGTTGACGGAAGAAACCCCTAAGGCTTGGCAATACGGCCCTGTGTTTCCACGAACATTCAATGGTCTTCGAAAAAATCGTATTATTCCAGGCGAAGATCACGGTTTTTCTGTCTCTTGCAATCCTAAGTGGTTATCGCTAATTGACCAAACCATTTCTACTTACGGTCAATTTTCTGCATCTGAGTTGAGTACTTGGTCACATAAACCTGGTTCTCCTTGGGCTCGAGCCACTAATGGGGGAAGAGACCTTCTCGTAGAAATTCCCTCCGAATACATCAAGGAATACTTTGAACCAATGATTCAACGCAAAAATGACCAACGGTAATAAACCTGATGATGTCGGTTCTACCAACCTCGATGAAACTGGTGCTGCCGATGATGTTAAGTCTGCGAACAAAGGTCATAAAGACAAGGACAATGCTGATGCAGAGTTGATTGATCTTTGGGCAAGTGAGGCAACGCAGGCTCATCAGTTCAGACAATGGGCATTTTGGGGAGGATTTGGAGCTTCGTGCCTATTGTTCATTCTCTGGTTGATTGTGATGCTGTTTTTTTGGCCAGAACATTGGTATACAACCAGTATGACTTTGGCTTATAGCCTGAAGCTGTCGTTATGCACTCTGACATTCTTGACTATAGCCATTGCGACTTTGCGTTTTGCGATTCGTTGTTATGGACATCATCAGAATGGTTCCACAACTAAAGATTACATTGGAACAAACCTCAGCGAACCACTTAAACAAGTCGTAGAACTAGCAAAACTTCTCATCAATCAAAAACAATAGACTAAAAAGTTATTCATTACCTAAAAAGCCTCGCATACGCGGGGCTTTTTCTTTTTCAGGAGACGACATGAAAAAAGTCTATTTTAACCCTGCCATACAGGCACATAAGAAACGCATGTAGCAGGTGTACCGATGGCAACGACGACGATCGCTCCTCATGAAATATCGCGTACTCATAGCCAGTAGCGCAGCCTCCATCTCAATGGTCGCTGCGCTTTTTGTTTGGAAGATTTTCCCTCTCTTTTAAGGAATCAACATGACATCATCAGAACGCCTTGAATGGCTCAAAGCACGGCGGTCAAGCATTGGCGGCAGCGATGTGGCCGCAATCCTTGGCCTAAATCGCTACAAGTCTCCGCTTGACGTCTACAACTCCAAAGTCGAAGAGACTGTCGATGACGGGGAAAGTCAGGCGGCTTACTGGGGAACTCAGCTCGAAGACATCGTTGCAAAAGAGTTCCAGAAGCGCACCGGCATGAAAGTGCAAAAGGTCAATCAGCAACTTTCAAAGCACGGATGGATGCACGCCAACATCGACCGTGCGGTCGTGAATCCTGCTATTTCCGGAAACGTCAGAGTTCAGCCGGATGACAAGCAACAAGAAACCGGTCGAATGCTCACCACGGACGCGATCCTCGAATGCAAGACCGCGTCAAGCTTTATCGCTGACCAGTGGGGAGCCAGTCAGGAAGCTGAAATCGTTTCCGGAAAGGTTGTTACCGAACACAAGATTCCGATCTACTACGAGACACAAGTTCAGTGGTACATGGGAGTGACAGGATCCAGCCGCTGTTATGTCGCAGTTCTGCTCGGCGGTCAGGATTTCCGCATCTACTGCGTGGAACGCGACGACGACGTGATCGAGGCACTGCATGAACGTTGCAGTGAGTTCTGGTTCAAACATGTCCTGCCTCACACTCCTCCCGCTCCCGCCACCAAAGAAGAAGTCGAGAAGTTGTTCGCGAAAGACAACGGCGACATGGTCGAGGCAAGCAACGAGATTGCCGCCGACATCGGCGAGCTTCGCAATCTGGACGAGCAAATCAAAAACCTACAAAGCGAACAAAAGGTGATCAAGGACCGCGTCTGTGCTGCACTAGGCAAAAAGAGCGGATTCACGATCGCCGGAGAAAAAGCTTGCACATACAAAGCTCAGCAGAGCACCCGCTTCGACTCAACACGATTCAAGAAAGAACAGCCGGGCGTTTACGCGACCTACTCCAAGACAACCGAAAGCCGCGTCTTCCGACTGACTGCTTAAAGGAGCTATAGACATGAGTACTACCGACCAACTGAAGCGCACCGTGGCCCCCGCCAAAGCGCGCACCTCCGCCGTCGCCACCACCTCCAATACGGGAACGTTGCTCGACATGATCCGCAGCAAGCCCTTCCAGGCACAGATGGCTCTGGCACTGCCCAAATCGATGACGGCAGAGCGACTGACACGCATCGTATTGACCGAGTGCCGCAAGACACCTGAACTGCTCAAGTGCAATCCCGAGAGTTTTTACGGCGCCGTCCTCCAGTGCGCGCAGCTCGGCCTCGAGCCGGGTAGCGCCCTGGGGCACTGCTACCTGCTTCCCTTCGGAAACGGTAAGGCCAAGGACGGCCGCCCAAACGCGCAGTTGATTATCGGCTACAGAGGCATGATCGACCTTGCCCGCCGCTCAGGTCAGATCCAGAGCATCAACGCGTACGTCGTACACGAGGCCGACGAGTTCGAGTACGAGCTCGGTCTGCACCCGAACATCGTGCATCGCCCGTCGCCTCTGGGAAACCGCGGGCCTGCAGTCTTCGTCTATGCCGTCGCAGTCCTTATGGGCGGAGGCGTCCAGTTCGAGGTCATGAGCCGCGCCGAAATCGAGGCCGTGCGCAAGCAGAGCAAGGCCGGCAACTCGGGTCCCTGGGCAACTCACTGGGAAGAGATGGCTCGCAAGACGGTTGTGCGCAAGCTTTTCAAGTACCTGCCCGTGTCGATCGAGGCAGTCCGCGCCGTTGAGATCGACGAGAAGTCCGACCGCGGAGAGGCTGTCACAGAAAGCGACTTCATCGACGCAGCCTACGTCGACAAAGGCCAGAAGCTCGATCACGTCACCCCTGAGGAGGAACAAATCGTGCGGGAAGCGCCGGCACCCGAACCCGCCCCAGCCCCTGAGCCGAATCCTAAATCTGCCCCGTCGCCCATGCACAAGACTGCAGAACCTCCCCTCGACGAGTCCTGGCTTCGTGCTTACGACACTGGCACCACTGGAGGATCCGAAGTATGAGGGAACCTGCGAAAAAAATCACGCCGCCGCAAGGATGGCACGCATATCCCGACCAACGTCCTTCAAAGCCCGGCTACTACCAACTGATTGCGAAGGACGGAGCACGAGCTGCCGGATTTTGGAACGGGATCTCGTGGCAGTACGACATTCTCGGATCCGGCATGAAAGCACCGATAAGAGCCGATGACGTGAAATTTTTCAAAGCTTGGTAAGAGCAACAGGCAGGTAGACCTCCGAGCAATCGGAGGTCTTTTTGAGGTTGTGCCTCAGAATCGTGCATACTTTCTCTGTCGTTTACAGGGGCAGAAACACGGAACGAGGCTTGCGGTCGCATTCAAATGCGGCTCGTTATCCATCGGGACGAGTTTCCACCCCGCAAGCCTTGTTCGCCGTGGAAAGCGAATAAGCCGCCGATACCGATGGAGGAAATATGGCAAATACCGATCTACAAAGACTCACTGTAGAACAAGTTGCGAAAAACCTAGCCAAATACGGCATGAAGTGCGACGTATGTGGCAACACAAATTGGACAATCTACCTAGATGAAGATGGAATGACATCTTTGGTAAGCCCGCTAAGCATCGAGGAAACAAAGAAAGGTTTCAATTTGACCTACTCGGGAAGGATTCCTTGTGTCGCCATGCGTTGCAGACAATGCGGTCAGGTTAAGTTTTTTGACGCCACGCTTATAACCAGTCAAGAGGAATGATTTCATGGCGAATAATTTTGATGGCTCCTACCAACCCAGTTTTCGGGAAGCTTCGAATTTCAATGGAATTGCAGAACACGTCGCTGCTCTTGATGAGCGGTCTAAAACCTTTGCGACGAGAGAAGATCTGCTCGTTTTAAAAAACGAAATCATTGCTGAAGTTCGGGCCATAACTGATAAGTGCTATGACAACACTTCCTCCGTTACTTATTGGGCAATCGGAACCGTTAGCCTTGCGTGCCTTACGCTCACTGTTAGTATCGGTTTAGCCGTCTACAACGCCACATCTTCAAACACTAATCTGCAAAAAACAAATTCTGTTCAGCAAGTAGCGCAGATTCAGCCTACCACACCTGCACCTCAACGAGTTGAAATCGCAATAACGGTCAATGGTGAAAAGGTTTCGACTGGCGTGAGAAAATGAAGGATTTAGTGCTTTTTGCAAATGCGCCTTCTGTCGGGCTACAATTCCCGCGCTTCTAAATCGAAGCGCGGGCTTGGCGGCCCGATCTACTGGCGCGTAGCCGCCGAATTGTTGTTTGCGGCTTTTTTGTTGACTACGCGCATGGGGTGGCGTTTCACCACCTCATAAAAAATCTCCCTTATGGGCATGGTTTTGTGGGGCATCGAAAGATGCGCCGTATCCAGTAGACGGTCCGCCAACCCGCAAGACCTGCCCTCCATGCTTGGCGGCGTGGAGCAGGATCAAAAACCTGCTACTGGAGATTTGCAATGTCTGCAATCGCTATTTTCTCGTTCGAGAACAATCAAGTCCGCACGCTCGGAACTGCCGAAGCCCCCCTCTTCATCGCCGTTGACGTCGCCTCTGCTCTTGGCTTTAAAGACAAAACCAACGCAATCAAGCAACACGTCGATCTCGAAGATCTCACAAAACAGGAAATCACCGACAGCATGGGGCGCAAACAGATCGTCAACTGCGTCAACGAGTCGGGCCTGTACGCCTTGATCTTCGGATCAAAGCTCGAAAGCGCAAAACGCTTCAAGCGATGGGTAACCTCGGAGGTTTTGCCTGCCATCCGCAAGCAAGGTCGGTACGAATGCCCCACGCAAACAATCACTCCGGAGGAACAACTCGCAATCCAACTGGCCGTAAGCCACAGAGCGAAAAAAACGTCCAGTCACTACCAGACG